CGCATATCCCCCGAACTGGTCCAGCCCATGAGTGGCTCGACCTCGAGCGGCTGCTCTGGCTCAAAATCGAGCACCCAGGCCTTGGTGTTGGCCTTGCCCGACTGCATCGCGGTCTTCGCCGGCTTGTAGATGCGCGCAAACATGATCAGCGTACCGTTCTTTTGAAAATGCCTGCGCCCTGGTCGGGGCAGCAGGATTTGAACCTGCGACCCTCTGCTCCCAAAGAGCCTGCCAACGCTTGCGCATCTGTTGCACGAGACGGCAGGAGCGCGCAGAAACCCTTGTCGATCACAGGTTTTGTGCTTAGATCATCTCCCCATAGATCGCAAGAGACGGCGGGAAAATGCGTGAGCAATCTTCCCATAGTCTTCCCAAAATCGGGGCGATGGGCAAATGAGACTCACACAGAGGGTCGTTGAGACCCTGGCCCTGCCAGTCGGTCGCACGGAGGTCATCGTATTCGACGACACTCTGCCGGGGCTCGGATTGCGACTGCGCGTGACTGGGGGCCGTGCCTTCATCTTCCAATACAAAATCGGCAGCCAACAGCGCCGTGTCACGCTCGGCAACGCCTGTGCCATTAAGCTTGAACAAGCACGCGCGACCGCATCCAAGTTGCACGCGCAGGTGAGGCTCGGTCACGATGTTGCGGCCGAGCGTTCCGAGCGACGGGCACGCGCAGCGGAAACGTTTGGTGCCGTCCTAGCGATGTACTTGCCGCGCCAGAAGGCCCGGGTACGTCCACGCAGCTACGTGGAGATCGACCGGTACCTGAGCCGTTACTTGCGGTCACTGCACGGACTGCAGCTAGCTAAGATCGACCGCCGGACGATCGCCGAGTGGCTATCGCAAATCGAGGCCGCAAACGGGAAGGCCTCGGCGAATCGAGCGCGCACATGCCTGTCCGCCTTCTTCGCATGGTGCATGCGGGAAGGTCTTGCCGACGCCAACCCTGTTATCGGCACCGGTCGCCGCGTGGAAGCTTCCCGTTCCCGCGTACTTTCCAGCAATGAGCTACGCACCGTCTGGTCAGCACTTACCGATGACGAGTTTGGCGCGATTGTAAAATTGTTGATTCTTACCGGTCAGCGCCGCGAGGAAATTGGCTCATTGCGATGGTCGGAAGTTGCCGACGACAAGATTGTCCTGCCTGATGAGAGGACAAAGAACAAGCGCGAGCACATCATTCCTTTGGCCCTGCCAGCTCAAGCGATCCTTGAGGGACAGCCACGACATGACGGTCGCGAGTATGTGTTTGGTCGTGGGCTGGGCGGCTTCAGCGGGTGGTCACGCTGCAAGGCGCGGCTCGACGACCGTATAGCTAAGATAATAGGGCATCCCCTGCCCGGCTGGGTTCTGCACGACATCAGGCGCTCGGTGGTCACGGGCATGGCCAACCTTGGTGTGCAGCCGCACGTGATCGAGGCCGTGATCAATCATATCAGCGGTAGCAAGGCCGGTGTTGCTGGCATCTACAATAGATCGACCTACGAACGTGAGAAAGCTACCGCACTAGAAATGTGGAGCGAGCATCTTTCCGCCTTGATCGAAGGCCGTGAGAGCCGAATCATCTCGCTGCGACGCTAAAAAAGGGAACGGCTGCCACTTATTGAGGAGATGCACCCGTCCTAATGCGGAGCAGGGGCGCTGAACATGGCGAAAGAATACCCGGTCCCGGCTGCGCTATCCACCATCCTCAGCTGGCGGTGGTTGCGGCTCGTGATCATGCAGATCAAGCATGAGACGGGTGACACGCACACCGCGATCAAACTGGTGCTCGACGCACTGCGCCGCGGCAAGGTTTTCGCCCGCGGGCTGTACAGGGGCGAACGGGAAGCGCGCCCGATCACTGATTGGAATCATCTGACAATCGAAGTCGATCGGGATTCCGAGGATATGTACGCCGTTCGCTGGCTAGACGCCCGGCATGGGTCCGAACCTGCCGTGACAAACATCATCATTTTGCGCGGCGAGAAAAATTGGAACGCTTTTTGGCCGCAGGATGCAGCGCCAGCGCAAAAAGCGAGCTGGCAACGTGACCGCGTCAAGACTGCATTGAAGAAACTCTATCCGCCGAACGGCGTGGTGTCCAAGGACTTTCCAATTGTTGCAGTTCATCGAAAGGTCTGCGACGAGCTCAAGCCTGATAGCAGAGCCCGCGGCCTAGGCGATCCCTCCATAGATACCGTCACCCGCGCGATCGGCCGACGCAAGTAACAATCCTCCGGCAAAACCGGCATTGCCGTTCGTGCGTGATGACGCACGGCTCCGCTAGGCGCATCTCTCCTCTGCACGACGATGCACGACGCGGAGGATCAAACATGTCAGCCGAGCCCTTTGCCCTCAGTCCCGATCTTGAGCGCAAAAAGATCATCCCGCTACAGCAGGGCGCCGAGCTCCAAGGCACGAGCGTTGATACGCTCAAGCGGAACCACCCCGACAAGATCATCAAGCTGAGCAAGCGTCGGCTGGGCATTCGGCTCGAGCACGCGCTGATGCTCGGTGACTAGCCCCCTAAAAGCGAAACGCCGGCTGCGAGGCCGGCGTTCGCATTTCACAACTTGCTGATCTCAACTGCGGCCGTCGCCAAACGTCCGCGCACCAGAAAAGGGACCAAGATGCGGCGCCTCAATACCACCGATCTGGCGACCACTGCAAGCCCAGCCGCCACCGTCCTCATCACCCGTCACCCCAGCGGCTGGACCGAGGGCCGCGATCCCCGCGCCGTCCCGCAGGCCAACCTTGCCAGCGCCGGACACTTGCCGCAGCCATTGCTAAAAATTATCCGCGCAAAATGCTTGGACTGTTGTGCCGGCAATCAGACGGAAGTGGCCCGGTGCACAGCGGTAGGTTGCTCGCTGTGGCCTTATAGGACCGGGGCGAGTCCCTTCGCAAAGGCCCGAGGCGCCGGCCGGAGGTTTCACGCCAAATTGGCGCAGTTCCCGCCAGCAAACAACCCTCAGAAGGCGATCGAGCAAGGCGAGCTGCCTGCGCTACGCCTCGGCAGGGTCGGGAGTGCCATGACCGACCCACTCCACGACTCACCGATGACCGAAGGCGGGCGCAAGAACGCGCCGCAAGAGATCTGCCGTGACGCTGTCGCGAGAATCGAGCCGTGAATACCGCCGCGCGAGTGACGCCATGACCGCGGATCGGGAGCTCACAGCCGATCACGGGGCCGACCAAGTTGCCGGCGTGTGCCTCGTGATCGAACGCACGACCACGACTGATTGTGCTGCCGGCCTACCTTGGCCGCCACTGGGCGAGCACTGGTACCTAGTGCGTCGCACCGACGGCCGCACGACGTGGCGCAGGATCTCACTTGATCAAATCTACCGAAAACCTCGCGCAGCCGCTGCCGCCCAGCTTCACCAGGAACTTCACCGACGGCAAAACAGAAAGATAAGATTATGATCCAAGATAAATCCTCAAAACCAGAAAACCCTTCTTCGCAAGCGGTCGCGGGGCCCCGACCGCTGATAAGAAAGCGCCGGACATGAAGATTATCAGTGCGACGGAGCGGCTCGCCGAACCCAAGGGGGTCAAGGCTCTAATCGTCGGCCCCAGCGGAGTCGGCAAGACGTCACTACTGCGCACCGTTACCCTGTCGTCGACGCTGTTCATCGATCTCGAGGCCGGCGACCTCGCGGTGCAGGACTTGGCGCTGCATACGGTGCGACCAGAAACGTGGGAGCAGTGTCGCGACCTCGCTGCGCTGCTAGGCGGACCCAATCCATCGTTGCCGCCATCCGCTTGCTATAGCGAGGCTCACTACAAAGTGGCCGTCGAGCGCTTTGGTGATCCGGCACAGCTCTCAGGTTTCAACACGTTCTTCCTCGATTCTTTGACCTACGCCGGGCGGCTTTGCTTTCGCTACGCCGAGCAGCAACCCGAGGCCTATTCCGATCGCGGTAAGAAAGACCTGCGCGGTGCCTATGGCCTACACGCTCGCGAGCTAATTGGCTGGTTAATGCAGCTGCAGCGCGCTCGCGCCACCAACGTCATCCTGGTCGCCATCCTCGAGAAAATTGTCGACGAATTCAATCGTCCCGAATGGTCGATTCAGCTTGAGGGCTCAAAGACCGCTCGCGAATTGCCAGGTATCGTCGATCAGATCATCACCCTGCAATTCGTGGACTTCGGGGACGGCGCCCCAGTGCGCGCCTTCGTCTGCACTTCACCGAACAAGTGGATTTACCCAGCCAAGGACCGCTCCGGCAAGCTGGAGCAGATCGAGCAGCCGCACCTGGGCAAGTTGATCGAGAAGCTCACATGCAAACGACAGGACGATCAAGTTTCACCCGCGGCAGATGCCGCAACCGCGAAGAGGAGGAAGGCATGACGACTGACTTTTTTGACTTCAACGACGCCCCTGAGCAGCGAGAGTTCGATCTCGTTCCGAAGGGAACGGTCGCCTCTATCCGCATCACCGTACGTCCTGGTGGCGCCGGCGATGGCGGATGGCTGAAACGATCGAAGGACGGCGCGTCCGAGATGCTCGACCTCGAGTTTGTGCTGATCGATACCCGGTACGCCCGGCGTAAGTTCTGGGAGAATATGGTGGTCGCTGGCACGACCGACGGGCATGCGAAGGCCGCCGAGATCAGCCGTAGCCGGCTGCGCGCCATCCTGGAATCGGCGCGCGGTATCAAGCCCGACGATACCAGCGCCGAGGCTCGCGAGAAGCGTAGGGCAACCTACCAAGACTTCGACGGCCTAACGTTCATCGGAAAGATCGGTATCGAGAAGGGTGAGCCGCGCGGTAACGGCGAGAACTACCCCGACCGAAACTGCCTCGATGCCGTAATCACCCCAGACAAGAAGGACTGGCATCAGGTCGAGCAGGCACCGCGCCCACAGAGTTCGTCCAGTGATTCTGCGCCGGCGGCCGTAGTTCCTATCAAGAAGCCGGCGTGGGCGTCGTGAAGCGCAAACTCAACATCTCGGAACCCTCGATCTCCGCCATCGAGGCGGCGTGGCAGCGGCGGGCAACTGCCGCCGCCAGCCGCTCGTGACATCGTCAAGTTCGATGGTGCGATTCCGCCGGGAACACAGGTTGGGCGGTTGAGCGACACTGAATGGGGGTGGATCGTAGCGGCAATTATCTTTGCTTGGATCAGCGCGCGCGCCGAACAGGCAACCGCCGAAGGGCGCGATGTCGAATCGGCGGTTCTTTTGCCCGAGCCGTGGGACGTTGGGGCGATCGGATCGATCCTACCGGACCTGTTTGGAACTCTCGAAGAAGATGTCGACTGGACGCGACCGGTACACGATTGGTCGCGCGAGCAAATGATCGATTTCCTGTTGCGCTCCTTCAACCTGATCAGCGACGCGATGGCCGCTCGTGATGTCGGTGGTGGCGCCGTCACCAGTAAGCACAAAGACTCGATTCCGTTCTGAATGAGTATGCTTTAATGCTCGACTTCAACCGCACCAACGTCTCGACGTCACCGCTCAGCGTCGCGATCAACGAACTGATCGAGCTCGCCGAGTGGCCGGAGGTCAACACCCGGCAATACCTTGGCGCTAGCACGATCGGCTCGGAGTGTCTGCGTCGCGTGCAATTCGACTGGATGGTCGACGCGATATTCCCGGTCCAGACGCGCGATATCTTTGCGCGCGGACACTTTTTCGAAGACGTCAACCGGCAGCGCTTGATCCAAGCCGGGTTTAGGTTCGCGCCAACCGATACGCTCGCCTTCAATACCGCCGGCGGACTGTTTCGCGGACACGCCGACGGCATCATCACGAATGGGCCCAATCTCCCCGGTGTCGGCTACCCGTGCTTGTGGGAGCACAAGGCACTCGGTGCTAAGAGCTGGCGCGCGATCGAGCGCGATGGTCTGGAGCGAATTCGCCCGGAATATGTCGCGCAGATCTGGATTTACCAGGCTTACCTGGACGTCACCGAGCACCCGGCACTGTTCACAGCATTGAATGCCGACACCTGCGAGCGTTTGCACCTACTGGTGCTGTTTGATGCGGAGCGCGCACAGGCATGGTCGGATCGCGCCGTCACCATCATTCAGGCGACCAAAGCCGGCGAGCTGCTGGCGCGCGTGACCGATGATCCTGATGACTGGCGGTGCAAGATTTGTGGCCATCGTGGAAGGTGTTGGCGGTGAGTTTTCGGTTTTGCACCTACAACCGTCTCCCTTGTATGTGTAACGACGCGGTAATACAGGCGCGCTTGACCGCACTCATTGCGCACTATCTCAAAACTTTATGCGGAAACAACACATCGGATCTTTTCGACCCAGACCGCGCTTATGCGACACATCGAGGGGCTTAAATGAGCAGTTCCCTCGTCGGAAGCGTAACACTGCTTGATTTCAACGATCCCGTCATCGACGAGGCAACGGTCCGCAGCTTCATCGAGATTATTCATGGGTACGCGGCGCGGATCGTCAACGGCAATGGCGGTGTCTTGCAGCTGTGTCGGATTCATCCGGCCGATAAGACCGTCGTGCCCAGCCGTTTCAATATCGGCGACGTCACCGCGATGACCCTTCTGGCAATTGCCGACGCCAGGAATGGTCACAATGTCTATATCGAGGGCCGCCTCGTGCGGCCTGGGCTCAGTGGCCGAGAACGCGGCGAGCTCAGCGATACGTTTGCGGTGTTCGCCTTCATCATCGACAGCGATGCCGATAAGAACAAGAGCGGCAACGTAACCGCCAATCCGACTTTGGCAATCGAGACATCACCCGGCAACTATCAGCTCTGGTACTTCCTCGACCGCGGCATTGATGTCGATCAGGCCAAGGCTATTGGTGAGGCCATCCGCCGGAATAGCGGCGCAGACCAGGACACTGGCGTCATCACGCAATGCTATCGCGTCGCAGGAACGCCGAATTATCCCAACGAGGCCAAGCGTAAGCGCGGGCGCGTTACCGTCGAGGCAACCAGGATTATCGAGCACTCTGGCAAACTGTGGAGCTCTGAGGAACTGCTAAAGGCTTTCCCGCCGATCAAGCCCGTTGGCAACCGCGACTGTCACGACTCGGCGGATGATGCCGGTCCGTTCGACGAGGCGACGCTGCCGGCCGATCTGCTCGATCTGATCCGGAACGGCATCGAGAAGGGGCTTCGCTCCGAGAAGTTTCACAGGGTAGTGGCGCAGCTCAAGAAGCGGAATTGGAGCGCCGAGGCAATCGCCGCCCTATTCGAGAAATATCCCGACGGCATTGCCCAGAAGTACGCCGGTCGCACCCACGCGGAGGTCGAGCGCTCGTACGAAAAGGTGAAACTCGAACCTCCTGATAACGCCTCCGGCAGTGGCTATACCCTGCGCACCATCCGCGTCATCCCTGGGCGGCTGCCGCGCATTGCATCGGAAGCCGAGCAGGCGCTGATCGCTGCCGGCGTTCCGGTCTTTCACCGCGGGGGACGCTTGATGCATCCGGTAGTCGAGACCGTGCCGGCCGCCGACGGCCGCAAGACGATGGTCGCGAAGCTCCGTGAGTTTGGCGTCGACTCCATGCTCGATCGGATTGCCGAGACCGCAATTTTTCAGAGGTTCAACGCGAAGCGTGGTGCTTGGATCGATGTCGATCCACCACGCCAGGTCGCGGCAACCCTACTCTCACGCGAGGGTCGCTGGACGGTGCCGCGGGTCACCGGTGTCATCATCACGCCCACCCTGCGCCCCGACGGATCGCTGCTTCACAAGGGGGGATACGACATGACAACCCAGCTCTATCACCTGCCCAGCCTCGACCTGCCCGAACTGCCTGATCGTCCGAGCCGTGAGCAGGCGTTGGCCGCGCTCGCCCTACTAACCGATTTGCTGGCTGAGTTCTCGTTCGTTGGACCTCTCGACCGAGCCGTTGCCCTAGCCGGAATCCTGACTGTGCTCGTGCGCGGCTCGCTGCAGACAGCACCCATGTACATCGTTCGCGCGCACACTCCCGGGACCGGCAAGAGCTATCTGGTGGATGTCATCGCTGCTATTGCAACTGGACGCTTGTGTCCTGTGATCACGGCATCGAAGAGTGAAGAAGAAACCGAGAAGCGCCTGGGCGCAGTCATCCTCAGCGGCGCCTCGATCGTCTCGCTCGACAATTGCGATCACGACCTCGGCGGGCCGCTGCTCTGCCAGTTAACTGAGCGGCCGCTGGTCAAGATCCGCATTTTGGGGCGCAGCGAGATGCCGGAGTGCGAATGCCACACGGCGGTGTTCGCGACCGGCAACAATGTCGTGCTTAAGGGCGACATGGTCCGGCGCGGGCTCGAGTGTAACCTCGACACCTTAGACGAGCGCCCCGAGCTGCGCACGTTTCAGCACAATCCCCTCGAGCGCGTCCTCAATGACCGCGGAGCCTACGTTGCCGCGGCATTGACCATGATCCGAGCCTATATTGCGGCCGGGTCACCCTCGGTATGCAAGCCGTTCGGCAGCTATGCCGGATGGTCGGCCATGGTCCGCAGTCCCCTCGTCTGGCTGGGCGAGCCCGACCCGGTCGAAAGCACGGATTCTGCTCGCACTGAAGATCCGGAGCTGGCCAGTATTCGCGAGCTATTCTCGCTATGGACCGACTACTTCGACCTCGATCGGCCGTACACGACCAGTCGCATTGTGGAGGTGGCCTGCGAGGCGCCGGCGCCCGACGACTTCAACCGGCGGCCGTTGAAGGCCCTACTTCTGCAGGTCGCGGGCGATCGCGGTGGTGGGGTATCGACGACCCGGCTTGGATGGTGGCTGCGACGGATCAGTGGCCGGGTCGTTGACGGACATCGGCTGGCACTGAGCCATCCCAACAAGGCTCTCGCTGCTTTTTCATTGTCGCGGGTGTCATGAGCAGCCTTGGGTTCTTGGGTTGCTTGGGATGAGTCCAACACCCCCCACTATCTAAGCCGGCTCCGCTCGCATGGGGTATGGAAACCATCCCAAGGATCCCAAGAACCCAAGGTGGGTTCGATGGCAATATCGCTGCAATCGCGAGCGGCGTTCTGAGTGCGAGCATCCCGAAGCAAAAAGGGGATGATGAAAGGTCAAAAAACCGGAAGCGGCCTCCGCGACGAAAGTGAGCGCCATGGGGCATCGTCGCCAAGCGCCGCGATCGGCCGTATCGCTCCGGGCGCTCGCCCGATTGTGTCAAGGTCAAGAATCCCGACGCACCGGCCGCGACAAGGCTGATCGAGGGATGAAGATGAACGAGTTCATCAGCGAAGACGATCTCAACACCTTCGAGGGCTGGCTCAAATATCAAGGCATCGACGCGGCCACGACTCCGTCGGAAGAGCTAGCAACGTGGCAAACCGTCTTCGATGAGGCGAAGGAGCGCAGTTCGGCCACCAGCAAAGTTGGCCTGATGAAGCTCCAAACAATCCCTGGTGAATATCGGTATGCCGTGGCAGTCCCCGACGGGAGCGATCTCTGGCTCGCCCTGTGGGTGCGACTTTCCCCCAAGGGCGAATTTTTTGTCATGACGCCAATGAGCGATCGGGCTTGGGATCCGCACACGAGCTATCACCTCGATGGCACGTTCCATATGAAGAGCCACGATCGCAAGATGCTTGTGCAGAAACGCCAGCCTTTGTTAGGACCATTTTTTCGGGGGACAGACAATGCGAACGGCGAGCTACCTCATGAGATACTTCATGTCGGACCCCAGTGATCTTTCTCGAATACAAGAAATCTTGTCGAGCCCTACGGAGGAAGGTGTCGAGGAGTTGATACGACTATTTAGGGATGACACCACGCCTATTTCTGTGCGCATGGAGGCATCGGTTGCTATCATGCACATTGCCTTTGGGCCACCAAGCCCCGAAGCTAATGAGGAGCTGGCGGTTTGGCTTGAAGCTGCAGGTGTCGATGTCGATAAAATGCGCAAAGAGGTAGCCGAAACGCTTGCAACGCTACGCTTGTGGAATTAAGGCCCGGCTAGCGCGAGCAAGCTCACCTTGTCGCGCTACTAATCAGGTTCCGGCTCGATGACTTTCGAATGATCGTTCGGATCTGGGGGAAGCCAGCGCACCTCGCGGTTTGCTTGGCTGGTCTGCACGCGACCATCTAATGGCCAGGGCCCTAGAGGACCCTCTTCGAACCGGCCATCACTCTCCCGGCTTCAGATCAACTGCGCGACTGCGGTCGTTCGGGTCCGGCGGCATCCACCGAACCTCTAGGATTCGCTTCGTCGGCTGCTGGAAATGAGCGGCAACGGCCTGCGGCGGCTTGCCGTAAGCACGGTCAAGCAAATC